CAAAAGCCAATCAGGATTCTTATCCTGCAAGATTACATCTTGCTGCAACTCATTCGCGCTGCCTTCCCACGTATCAATGGCAACTACCGTTCCCTTAGTGTTATCAGCTAAGGCTCGCGTCGAGCGTCCACGCCAGCTTCCAACCTCACAAATGCTTGTTGCATTATAAGCTTGGTAGGCCAGCCAGATGAGTTCTAAATCTGACATCCAACCTTGAATATTCCTAGCCCTGCCGATATCCAAAGGAAAGCGGCATCTAAAAAGCACTTCAGACATTGGCTTTCACAGTTACATATGTTCGGTATTCCTGCACATCCCCGCAATTGGAACAAACAGAGATAATAAGGATTTCCCCTGTTGTTTCCACCCCTTGCGGGTCCAAACTATAGTAACGATGATATGTTGGTTCGCACTTCTCGCGCTTCCCCTCCGCCATACAGCCTCCTATTAGAATTTACTTATTAGCTTCTTAACTGCCCCCACGACAGTATCAAATAAGCTATATTTAAAAACCTTCTCTGCCAGCGAAGCAATTACAGCCCCGCCAAAAGCTACTCCGAGTAATTTCACTACAAGTAGAAATGTCATTAGCTTCCATACCCCGCTTTCTTAGTATCAGGTCTAACAACTGGGAATGCCTTGAGCATTCCATTTACTTTCTTTACCGCGACCACACCACCCGGTCGAACGAGGGCTGCGGTATGGTCTCCGTGGAGCAAGGTTCCGACTTGGTGGATGACGGAAGAATGGGTGACAACGAGGGTTGGCTTTCCGGTTTCTTCTCCTCGGTTGATGGCGTGGAGGATGGCTGGCTCGACTCTATCTTTAAACTCATTAAGGGATTCCCCTTGAGGGATTCTATGTTCAGGATGTTTTTGGAAATAACCTATCTCATCCTGATGTTCGTCTTTGGCTTTACCTGCAAGATAGCCTACATTCCATGCATTCAGTTGTTTGGTCGGTATAGCTTCGATTTCATGTGGTTGAAGAATTATCGCAGCCGTCGTTTGAGCACGTAACTTATCGCTAGTATAAGTATCACCAAACTGAGTAGTTTTGAAAAAAGCCTTGAGTCGTAATGCATCTCTAGCCCCATTTTCATCTAAGGGTGGGTCTAATGGGCCTCGAAAAACGTTCGCTTCATTTGCAGCTGTAGTGCCATGCCGAACAAAGTAAGCTAAAATTTGGTTATCCATTTAGGACCCTTTAGGGTGGAGATAGGCTTCAATAGCTCCCTTTAACCGACTAGGTTTCTTTACAGAAACTTCATTTCTGAAATATCTCCCTCGGTTAATATATTCCTCAATACCCTTCCAAATTGCAATGGTAATAATCAGTGGAACTAATTTGGTCGCAGCCTTCAAGACTAGGAAGAACAGCATAAAAAATAGAAATAGAATATTCCCCACCTGTTTTCCTTTATTCCCTGAAGGCTTTACGCTTTTGGGATTGCACTCGCTGGCAATGCTAACCACTCAACTAAAGATGCTGTGGTTTCGACGCCTGTTCCAACAGTCGCGCCATTCCAACCTAACTCAACAACTCCAACAATAGTATTCGTCTTTTCGTCTATAACAGAAGCGCCGCTTGAACCGGGGCCGTTAAATAGATGAACTAAATATCTCCCTACGCAAGAGTTATCACAAGCCCTACCATCTGCTGCGCCCTTTGTAATAGGTGCGGAAGCAACTTCGCCAAGAGCGACTTGTTTCGCAAGACCGAGAGAATAGTTAACTGTGTAGACCTTATCCTCAACATCTGGAATTCGATTCTCGATTGACATAACTGGATAGTCTTTTGCAGTATCAAGTTCAAGAATCGCAAAATCATACTTATCATCATTCTCATTACGGACAACTGTAACAGGCTGTAAAACGGGTTTATCTACAATCTCTTCCGTAACATAGAACTTTGCGCCGTCTGCTTGCCCGTCACCTGCAATACAATGTCCGGCTGTAAGCAATGCGTAAGCTCCGCCATTCTTTCCTACCACAGTAGTAGAACAAGTAAATCGCGGGCCATCTCCTTCATCTATATATAAAGCCAAAGCTGCATCATAAGCCTTCCGATGGGCTTTAGACATCTTAGTCTTATCGACTTCTTGTGCTCCGTACGAAAGTACGGGCGCAAAGAACATAACTGCGGATAGGAGTGTGGCTGCGATTTTATTTTGCATGGGCCTTATTGTCGAGTACGCCCAACAAAAGAAGGAAATAAAATTTGCCTTCGTAGAGCGTCTTGAACTTCCAATTTTTTAATTTCTAAATATGGAAGCAATGCTTCCATAATCTTTTTTGTACTGTTCTTTTCAGTTATTTGAAGCTGCCAACCTTGCTTTTCAATATCTTTTATATACCCGCTTGTATATATTTTTCCTAATTTACAATTTTCTTTTTCTAAAAATGCTTTTATTTTAAATAAAAGTTCATAGCCTCTCTTACGAGATTGAGAAAAAGTTAATCGAATTCTATAGGTTCGCTGACTCCCGCTATTTGCATAATTAACACATCCCTCTCCGTCAAAGAAGCCCGCTAAATATTCCCATGTTATCATGTATATGAAGTTCTCTTTATTCGTTCAATTTGTTGCTCTATAGAAATTTTAGTTCTAGTTTTTACATCACCCTTAAATTTCATAGCACAGGCATATTGCATCGAATTAAGTAAGTGGTCGTTTCTTTTTCTAGGTTTCTCTTTAGTTAATCCTTTTAATTCTCCTTTTGCGTAAGTATCATAGGTATAGTGGGTTATCTCGAACTCGAAGTTTGGCAGCCCTTCCCAAACATATAATCTGGGATGCCGAGACTTCGGAGTTATAGTTGCGTTAATGTATTCACGTGATTCAAGCTGTCCAAAGTCGGCTCCGACTATAGCGGGCCTGAGTTTTGGTAGCCCGGATTCTTTATAAAGCTGCAAACCATCTTTATGAGTTTCGGCGTTGCGCTGACTAGCCCACTTCGGGTCTATAATCCACCAATCAATTGGTTCATGCCCGCAACGATAAAGGATATTTTTTACGTGGTCTGATACTATTAAATCTCGTTCGTAATACTCTCTATAGAGGAAGTAATTATTTTCTGGGTCAACTGCAATCCATAAAGCAGCGGTCACGCCAGTTGCAGCAGGGTCAATAGATACAATGCGTGGCCATTCTTTAGGGATTGGAAAGGGTCGAACAACATGCTTCTGTGGGTCCCATGTAGGATAGACAAGTCCGCTTCTGCGGACGAACTTCCCATAAAGTCTAGCCTCTCCTTCAGGGTCTCCAACATACTTATCTAGGAGCCGCTGTTTCTCCTCAGCCGGAACGAACGGACTATTGATAGTTGAAAGCTGGCAGAAGCAAAGGTCCTTGTTTCCAGCCTTCCAATCTTCGTAAAGGTCAAATACCCAAGGCGTTCTAACGCCAGAATTAATATCAGTTAGCGGAGTAAGTGTAAGAAGAATCTTACCTGCACAATCGCTGGTCCGCATATAACATTCATCATATACGTCCTCTTCAACTTCCTCATCAATCCAAACAAGGTCAATTGAGGCTCCCTGAAACTTCTCCCGACCAGAGTCCGCAGACTTGCCTGTGATAAGAGAGCCATTGCTAAAGAAAACTTGGAAGTCTCCATCAGAAACTTTGGTTATGACTGTTGGGTCATCGGGCAGAAAGGGAGGGTGGTTTTTTCCATGTCGGAGCTTTTCGTACCAGAGAACGTCTCTAAGTACTCCGAAGTCAAGACCCACAATCCAGATGTTCCTTGGTCGGCCTTCGGGTATAGGGAGATTCTGAATCCATTCCCATGCGGGTTCATCTCTAAAATAATCTTTTCCCAAGGCCCAAGCGACGGCGATGAAAGCGCCGAGAATAGTTTTTCCGCTACGGTTGCCGCCGAGTAATCCAAAAACCTTAATGTCATTGGTAAACTGCTTAATCGCATCCTGTTGCTCCCTCCAAGGATGGAAATATCTAATATAGCTCCGCTGTCTCCGTTTATCTATAAGAAGGTCAATCGCCGCAAGCCGTTCCTCTTCCGGCAGTCGATTAAGCTCCTCTAAAGCCAGTGTTCGCTTGTCGTACATTAATTAACTGTAGTTGAAGGCTTAGCCTTCACGCTCTCCCGAATAGCCTCTAGGTCTCGTTGCGATAGTTCGCCAAACACACTCACTGTGCTTTCAGGCCCAACGAAGCCCGCGATCTTCGCGGCCTTGAATAGCGAATCACTCGCCTTAGCGTGCTCGCCCTCATCCTCTAGCTTCTGGGCCAG